TCTCTCCCTCGTACAGACCGGGGTCTACGTCGAGAATGCCACCCGAAAAATCAAACTGGACCACCCCATTGGCAGCGTCAGTCTTATTGCACAGTATGACCTGCGGTGTAGCTGTTGTACCTGCTGCCCGGAAGTTAATGGATACAGAAGTCGTTCCGGCAGACAGATTGAACGGACTGCCGGTCACCGCATCAGTCAATGTCAACGTAATGAGTGGTTTTGTATCACCCTGAACAACTTTGATCACTTCAGACATGCTATCACCTATGCAAATGGAGCCATACGCGCAGTCAAGGGTGCACGAGTAGCCCCAAGATTGGTCTTGGCACGGCGAAGCGCCGTCTTGTACGTGTACTGTTTGGCGTGATACGAAGCAAGATCGTAGTCTGTCCACGACTTATTGGGGAGTGTGTGTAAATGTTGAAGCACACCATGGGTAATAAGCATCTCGCACTCATCGAACGCCGTCTTGCTCATTCCTAGCGCGGTCGGTGTGGGCTTCAGCGCCAAGAACATCTTCGCGCTATACCTTCGCGAATTATCAGGTACTGGGGCGACAACAAAATGATCGGGATCAAACTGCCCGATGAAGCGTGGGGTAGACCGCTTGTTGATATCCTCAGACGGCCAGTCGGGGTACATACGGTGCAGGTCTTCCTGAACCGCCGGGTCCAACGTAGCCAAAAACTCAGTACCGGAATTGAGAGCAGCGTGAATTACAGCAACGACCTCGCTGTTCGCCGGGATATCATATTCATATTCATAAATACCGGGCGTCAGGATAATGGGGTCCTGCTCATAGCGCCACACCAACGTCTTCTCACAGACCTCGATGGCAATATCACGCACAAACTGCTCAATCGTGGGACGAGGACACCCCGGCACATTTGCAGCAATCTTGTTCTCAAGGGAGATGAACGTACGAGTATCCATCAGGGCAACTCCCTCTTATCCATGCCGCCGCTATCAAGATCGGTAAACAACCGGGTCTTATAGTTGGCTTCAAGGCTGGCTGAGAAGCTGTCAAAGAACATCTTTGCCCGTCCGGACGTGATGTGTTCGTTGTCAATGCTCTCGGCCAAGAACACAGTACCGTCCACCACGGTGGTGAAGTATGCGTCCGGAAGCAGGGCAACCGTGTCACCAACGGCGTAATCAGGAGGGGCCTTGGCGTACTCACCGACGAGAACCTGTGCAGCAGGAGCCTTTGGATAAATGAAAAACTTGTTGGGGTTACGTGGATGTCGCATCCAATTAACTGTGGGGCCAGCGGTGGCATCCACCCAGCCGGGATATGTTTGATCAATGGTCTGCCGGTTCGTTTCACGAACCGCAGCACCGCCCTGAACCCGGAACACCTCCATGAGGCGGATCGAATCGGAAGGCGCAGACTGAAGGACCTCACCGGTCACGCAGGAAATTGTACCGACGTAAGAAAAAAGGTCCGGGCGCACCAAAGAGATACGCTTCAGGGTCTGATTTACAAACCCCAAAAGCGCAGTATCCGAGAAACGCTGAAGGGACACATCAACATTTGTGTCCTGCAACAGCTTCCTGACCTCAACTATTACGTCGGCTGGCGTCATACCTGCGTCTTCCGCGTGAGTTCATCGTTGATATCAGCCATGGAATCGCTGACCGGCGGCTCCGGAATATCATCCGTAATCAGGCTGACCTTGGGCTTGCGGCCCTTTGCCGCCTTCGGGACAAAGTTCTCCGGGTACGCCTGCTCTTCCGTCACTTCCTCGACATTCGGGCTTTTAGCGATGTTCTCGTTCCAGCCGTAAATGGTGCCCTTGAGCTTATGACGCAGATACTTGGTCATATTACTTCCCTTTGTTCATCTTACCAAGTGTCATGGCAAGGCGGGCACGCTGCCCCATCTTGCCGGGTTTCTTCGCGGCTGCGGCCAGCGCAGCCTTGGGGATCGTCTCACCCTTCTTGACGCCCATTGCTTCGCGCAGGGCACCGGGCTTCTTGATCGCCCCCTTGATCCAGTTCTTTGCCATCATGTTATCCTATCTGAACTTCGCTGCCTTCTTGGCAATTTTATCTGGCTGACGCACAAACTGCTTGCCGCTCTTCATACCCTTGCGCTTCGCTGCGGTCGTAGCCGCATACTCTGCTGGGGATAATGCCTTAATGGCGGCTTCCGGTAAATATCTTTCTCCCGTCTTGGAAGACGGTTTACCAGACTTGGTACGCCACTTCTGGGCGGTCCAGTCCTTGAGGGATTTCTGGGGGGCCTTCACGATGTGTACCCCCCGCCTGCCGCCTTGTACTTCTTCGCCAGAAGCTGGGCCTTGCGGGCTGACCACTGGCCTGCCTTGGTGCCCTGCACCGCCGCACCCTTGATCTCGTTAAACAGGCGTTTGCGGAGAGCAGGTTTGGTGTAGTTCCCGGCCTCGTTGACCTTGGATTTGGTTTTCATCAGCAATTCCACGCTCTCAGGGATTTGTTGATGCGGGAGTTCGGGTCATTGGCCGTCTTGGCAGAAGTAAGCTTCTTCTTCATACCCTTCATCCGGGCGCAGAAGCTGTCGCGGCGCGGACCACCTTCGGGTTGTGGGGCCTTAAGTCCCGGCTTACCGGGGTTCGCAGCATTGTAAGATGCCCGCCCCTTGGCATTCAGACCGCCCTTGGGGTTCTTGCCTTCCTTGCGTTGCCATGCGGGAGTTTTTGCCATCAGACACCCCTGTAGAAAACAGTTACGACTGAGTGATCACCCGGAGTGACATAAATGCCGCTTTCAAAGAGTACACCGTCAAGAGGCATCTCCAACTCGAAGCTACCCTTGCCGTACAAATGCCACTCATAGGCGAATTCTCCGTTCGTGGGGGCGCGGTCAAGGTCATAAAAGTACGCGACGTTATCTTCATTCGCGGAATGAAAGGCAACAACCTTCAGGATCGCGGCCCGCGTAGGGATAATGAGCGCAGGAGCCGTACCCTGCCAAGCCTTGACGTGACCAGCCATCGAACCCTCCAAGGAGGTAAGGGGGCCGAAGCCCCCTCACTTGTTACGAGCAGTCAGCGACCAGCGCCCAGAGACGCATGACCGCCGCGTCGGCGGCGTTGAGGATTTTCACGTCGATGGTGTCAGCCGCCGAGTAATACTTGCCATTGGAATAACCAACGACAGTGTTCGGAGCAGCTTCGGCCAGCGCCAGAGCAGAGCAGTAGGAAGCCACCGCATTGGCATCAACACCGTCAAGGAAGCCGTCAACGTCGGAGCCATCGCCCACGTCAACGGTGAGCGTGCCGCCTTCAGCGGTCGTCACGTCCAGACCAACCCGCATGACCAGTGACTTGGCCGGGAGCGGAATAGCCTCGATAACGTCGTTGGACGTAAGCGCCGTCGCACCAGCGGCAAGACGAGCGGCGGTGATCTTGACGAAGTCGAGAACGACTTCCACACGGTGGATTTTGTGAAGCCCAGCGTTGTGGAAGCCAGCGGAACCCTTGTTGAAGCCAAGGGAGTCAGTGTACGTAGCCATGGAGTTATCTCCTCAGAGTGGTGTGGATGGGGGCTTGCGCCCCCACTGATTAGAGCGTGATAACGCCGGTAGCCAGAGCTTCGGGCTTGACGGTCTGGTAACCGTAGACCTGAAGGCCGCGCACGATGTTACCGAAGGTCGTCTCGGCACGAATCGTCTCCATCTCGGTCATCTGAGAGGCGAAGGTGAAGCCCATCTTGTGACCAGCGATCACACTGAACTTCTTGCTGCCGCCCGTGCCCGTGTAGGGCAGGTTGTGGCTCATGTAGACCGTGAAGCGGTCGATCATACCCAGACGCCCGTTGCGGAGGATCGAGGTGCCGTCACCGGTCAGCGAGGCATCGCGAAGGTCGGACTTCTTGATGTAACCAGCCGCCTTGGCGGGAATAACAACCCAGCGGTTGCCTTCCGGGCAGTTGGCTTCATCGAGGACAGTACCGAGGTCCACAAGGTAATCGAGGACGTTGGTCTTATCGACAGCCACCGGAGAACCATCCGTGCCGAGGTTGATGTCGGCAGAGATACGGCCAGCCGTAGAACCCTCGTTGGCAGCGGACACATCGGTGACAATTGCCGCCAGCACGCGCTGATCGATCTTGATCTTCATACGCTCGGAAGCGTCCTTAGACCAAGTGTCCATCAGGTTGATGTCGGACTGCACCTTATCCACATCGTCTTCGATGCAGGCAAAATACTCGCCCTTGTCGATGGTCAACTGGATTTTCGGCTTGTCCGGGTTCTCGACGGTCAGGGTCTGACCCTTGATGTAGTCGCGGATGGTGATCTCCGGGGTGGTACGGATGTTCACCGTATCGCCCATACGGCGGATTTCACCCTCGTAGTCCGTGTTGGCAATAGCCGACAGGACCGTTGCGTCATAGAAGTTCTGGATCAGCTTGCCTGACCAGATTTCCGGAATGAAGTTGCCCGAATAGTTCGGACGACCGGAGGTGACGGGATAAGACATGGAAGTCTCCTAGATTTAGCTTGCTTGCATGATACGACCTTCGCGCTGTGCAGCGAAGATATCGCGTTCAATACGGTCACGCTCAGTCTCCCGGCCCTTGTACTTACCGGCGCGGACATCATTGAAGAACTTCTTGATGTCATCCGGTGTATAGGACTTGGAGGTCTGACCAACAGGCGCACCGGAAGCTCCACGAGAACGTCCGGGGGCGATCTGCCGCTCCAACTCTGAAGCAGACCGATTAGGTTGAGCATTCGCTTGTGGCGCAAACTTGCCAGACGCCGCCGTGAAAGCGTTGAAGAACGCGGTAACACGGTTCACATCGAGATCGCGCTGGGCAATCTCAAGATGAGTCTGACGCGAAGTATTCGTCAGCGGATCGATTTCCAGCAACCAAGACTGGAAGTCCTGATCGTTGTTGATCTGCTGCCAGTTGGGCACACGCTGGGCAAGACTTGACCAGAACCGCTCTTCTGCCGACGCAGCCTGCTGCTGGGCAACACGCTGAACCTGCGGAATTACTGATCCTGATACGCTAGTCGTAAGATGCTGAATGGTGCTCTCCAACTGGGAAATCTTCCCCAGCAGCGAACCCACTTCCTCACGAGTAACCTTGCGCATCATGTCAATTGACTCGCCGTACTCGGCCACGTCATCGTCAGTCACGAGCTTCTGCCCGGACTGCGGGGCTGCTACGGGAGCAGCGGGCTGAGTATTCTGAAGCGAAGCCAAAAGCTGCTCCAACTGGGCGACACGGGTCTGCATATCCTTGTTAGCAGCCCTCAGTCGCGGTACTTCTGCGTTATACTGACCTTGAAGCGTACGCCAACGCTGGGCATACGTCTCCGAGTTCGGGTCTTCCTTGGTGCCCTGCTCATCTGCACCAGAGGATTGAACGGGTTTCTCCGCATCGTCAGCCTGAGAAGTCGAAGTATCCGAAGACACGGGTTCAGTAGCATCCGCCTCAGCGGTCTGCTCTCCCGAAATCTCCTTCATCTTCTCTTCCGCAGCTTCAATCTGCTTACGAACTTGTTCAGGCAGTGCCATTCATACGCTCCTATCCGGTATGCGTAGTGTTGGACGGCGAGCGTGTCTGCTTTGCCGCCAAATCAGGGGAATTGGTAGCCAACTTCACGAGTTCGGCTAGTACCTGACAGCGCCCCTGTGACACTGCCGAGGTATTTCCTGCGTATGGAAGCTGTTCGAGTTCGTGGGCCTTCCACTCGGTCAGAAAGGTCAGTACCTGCGGGTACTGCCTCACGATGAGGGCCATGGCCTTCACTACCTCGTCAGTCGGACGGATCACTCCGCCCCTCCAGACGCATTGCTGGTCACGAGATTGGCCTGCTGCCCACCCTTGGGTGACCCGTCAGGCTGTGTCGGGACCGTTTTCATCCCTCTACCTTGCATCGCCTCGCCCGAAGGCTTGCGCTGCATAAGTGTCATGGTTTCCCGTGAGGGTATAATCTCATCCGTAGGCATTTGCAAGCTTTTTGCAACCTCACGGAGAAGCGCCGCACGCCCTTCCGGACCCATGAGTTCCATGTCGGCGGGGTTAGCCGTGGCATTCAGGAACTCGATGCGGCGCACGTTCATGGT